TCTAAACTTCTCCGCTATCTCTATCGCTTTTCGAGCGCCTTGCTCATGCTTCGTGCGAACTCCGACTCCTCGGAGAACTAAATCCATCTGTCTCATTGATGGAACTGTGCCAATATAATCTAAAGCGCGTTCCATTTGTTCCTTCTTGTATCCGCGTTTCTCTGCGGCTTCACAAACTTTCAAAAGAGCGAACCAAGCGTTTGCTCCTAGAGGTTTGACTGCCTGTTTTTCCCACCATCTCTTTGCCGCTTCTTCGAACTCCGGGCGAACGGCGATAGCCGTCTCGCCTGTTGTAGATAGGACGGATGTATAGGATGAGTGGTGTGAAGTAGAGTTAGGGAGTTCAAGGGTCAGAGTTTGGGAGTTGGGGGTATCTGAGTTAGGGAGTTCTGATTCTGACTCCCTATCTGATTTAGGGAGTTCTTCAGGAATAAGCAACTGATAGACCGTTGCTTGACCCCTTGAATTTCCCTTCTTCACAATCACAATCCAACCTCCGGCAATAAGTTCATTGATGACTTCGCGGACATAATGCGTTGTACATCTCGCCTTCTTCGCGAGGTGAGTTTGGGATGCGAAAAACTTTCCATCATCGTGAGCCATATCTGCCAGCGCCAAGTGGAGGATTAGTCGGGTCTTGTCATACGGCGAGTCCGACCAAACCTTTGTCATCCACTTGATGCTCACAAATTACCTCCGCAATGGGGACAAGATTTCTTTCGCCCCTGTATTTCTATCTGCCTGTCATTGATACATCTCAAGTCCACATAGACTTTACAACCATTACGCGATTCTCTAAGTCGCGCAATGCGTCCGACTTTGTGGAGAACGGAGAGTACACCCGAAGCCGTTCCGTGATGAAGTCCGGTTATCTCAGATAATTCTTTCCAAGTGATTCCATAGAAAGTTCTCTCCGCTAAAAGATTCAGCGCTTGCGCTTGGCGAAGTGCTGTCTTACCCGAGCGGTCCGATGAGACCGCCCGAGCCTTTGAAGTATCTGTACCGCTGTGACCGGAACTGCCGTTATACGGTAACTCCGGGTGATTGAGATTGAGTTTCATTCTTTGTCCCCTCGGTTGCGATGGTTGTCTCCCAACCACCCTCTTTTGAAACATTCAACTGACTACGCTTCTCAGTAAATTTATCTCGGAACTGGTCCATTTGTTCCGCGCTGTACTTGTCTTTCGATTGAGCCAAGTACGCACCTACTGAAGCGAGCGCGTCAAGAGTTGTGGACTGAGCAATCTTCATAAGGACTGCTCCCGGGGAAAGAACATCATCGGCACTCGAACGCTCATAGGAAGTCGCATCCGGGTCCGGTTCATCTGTTGGTAAACATAGCGCTTGAAGAAGCGCGGTACGGAAAGCAACTGACATGGCTTTGGCTGTTGCCTTATCGCCTGAGTCCATCGCTTCTCCTACGACTGTCGCGGCAATAGCATCGCCACTTGGTCCAACGAATGTGTATCGAACTTTGACTTTGACATGTCCCATCGCGGTTCGGTTACGACCTATCTCAACTGTGTCGTATGAATAATCTTCAACTGCCGGAACAACTATGACTCCGTACTTTTGAAGTTGCGGTGATACCGCATTGACAACTGAATCAATGCCACGGAAATTGAATCCCTGCGCTTGATTGCGGTCTTTCTTTGCGATGCCGCCAACGGCTTTCATAACTTCGTTCAATGCTTGAGCGATAGTTAGTGGTGCTGTACTCATGACTTCCTCTCTAGTCTGCGATTACGAATGACACCGATGCTTCGGCAGGTATAACTCTGACCGATGGCACGATTTCACCTTGGGTTGATATTACTTTATTTTCCTCAGTAATCAAAGCATTGAGATTCTTTTTATCAATCTCGGTTTTGATACGGAGTAATTCAGGGGCAGATTCTTTAGCCCACTTCAGGAAGGTCTCTTCGTTCTCAATCTCGACCTTGGCGCGACCGGCTGTGGTCTTGATTGTGCCGTGGGGCAGAACTACCGATTTACGACCCTCAGAGCGTTGTAGGAGCGCGTAAGGGCGGAGGTTAGCCTCAAACCATTCAGCGTCTCTCTCAAGGGCTGTATTGACCTTCAGAAGCCATTCTTGGACTCTCTGTAACTCTCGGTCATGGATGGCTTGGTTTTCGGCTTGCTTACGGCGGATGGATGCGAGTTTTCGCATAGCCCAATCAGCCTTTGAATCATCATCGATTGTAAATGGTTCGCGAGCCGGTTCTTGCTCTACTTCGAACTCATCGACTGGTACTGCTATTGGTTCGGTCATATCGAACTCCTCTCTTATCGGGAGAGGATACACAACCCGGGTTTAGATTGTCAAGCCTTACAACCCGATAATCTGCCCAACATATACCGAGGCACCGACAACGGTGGCAATAAATAATGCGCCAACTGTTCGGACTACCCACTCAGAGCGGGACTCCATTCGCTCGAGGCGGTCAGTTATGTGTCCCATCGCTTGACTGATTCTTTCAGTATCGGACTCATAGACATCTTTGCGGAGATAAGTCTGTGAGATATTTAGATTCATCTGCTTGACCTCGATAGTCAGTTCATCGAGTCGGCGCATGACTTCGCCTAGCGTTGGGAACTCTTCGCTCATTATTTCTGAGTATATTTCGCTCGGGCTTCATCTGCCGACTTAGCCGCTGGAACATCTGAGGGGTACTCAGGACGAGCAACTCCCATGATGAGTTTGTAAGGACGCTTTTTGAGGAAAGCGCCATCTCCGTTTGATTGACTGCCCGCTTTGTCACCGCTTGTATTTCCTTCGTATACCCAAAGAGTTCCTTTACCGTCATTTTTTTGAACTATACCTACATGGTCTGCCGCCGCATCATCATCGAATTGGAAGAACGCAATATCTCCGGGCTTGGCTTGACCGACTGGAACAATCTGTCCCTTCTTAGCAAACCACTTCAATCCAATGTCGCATGATGCGAAACCTTTCTTGGATTGAGCGGTGATTAGATGAGAAAGTCCTGCCTCTTTGAAACACCATGAAACATACATCGCGCACCATGGTTGGTTGTTCATACCAAACCACTTGCCGAATTTTGTATCGTTGTTGGCGCCTTCTCTGAACTTGGCATCAACTTCGGCTTTCGCCGAGGCTAGGACTTTCTCAACTGACATTACTTTGTCGCCTTCTTTCGGGTAGCCGCCTTCTTAGTTGGCTCGGTCAGTTTCTTTACGGCTGAAGCGGTAATCGCATCAGCGACCTTGCCGAAAGCAGGGTCGTTTGGGTTCGCGGCGCGAAGTGCCACAGGAAGAACGGCAGAAATTCCTGCCGCCAAAATTGCCTTGAATGAATCACCATCGAGAGCGAAGATGTCGCCGCCCGCAATCAAGAACGCTGTGGTTACTGCCGCTAGGAATGAACGCCCATAAGAGGCGAGCATTGCCTTAGTTTTGTTATCCATGGATTCTCCTAATCCTTGTAGGGATAATTCTAACCTACCACTACGAACCGAGGTAGATAAGACTAAGCGCGTTGAAATATCCTGTGTGGTCTACTCCGCCCGCACTCAATATCAAATCATTATCAGGATTATGGTCATGGTGGACTCCCATGCGAACATAATCGCCTTTATTCAAAGTTATTGGAACTGAAGAAACATTCATGTGGAATCCATGTTCTTTTGTAGACAAAGTTCCATCGGTGCGGGCTATCTCTTGAGTTCCCTTTTCAATAAACACAGCACAATAACCGCTATTTTGCCCTTCCCATAAAACGGAGGCTGTGGCAATATAACGACCAGTTATAGGAGCGGTCAATTTTGTAGGGTCGCTAACTGTCCAACACCCATAAGAATCTGAATCATCAGCCTGAAAAGAAACATAAGTGTTTGTATCTTTGGTTATAGTTAGCGCTGAGGTTCGATAAGCAACTGGAGCAAGAGTTCGGTCTGCTCCTGCCACCATACAGAAAGCAAGAAGGTCGGCTCCTTGATTGAGAAGCCAAACTTGGTCGTCCGGTTTTGGCGCATAGTTCGAGGCATATCGAACTGAAGGCAAAGTGTTTGTGTCTCCGGCAATTTGAACATCAATTGTCCGCGCCGCATTGACTGTTATGACTTTACCTTGGCGAAGTCTGAGTCCTTGAGGCGATGCCTTGATTTGATTTACGAGATAACTAAGGTCCATCAGAATCTCCTACTGCGTCCGATTGCGTTCATCGTACCCGTAGCCGCTAACGGAATCGAGAGCGCATCAAGCATGAGAACTTTATCTACTCCAACTGGCGAGCGCGATACTTTCACTAAGTCATAAACATCATGAGCCGGATTCACGATTTGGTCCCAAGTAATCTTTTCAGTCGCGCCGATAACTTTCTTCAATTCATTCTTAGCCGCTTCTTGTGCCTCGCCAACCGTGAGGACTGTTGGGCTAGATTTGAATAAAGGAACTTCGCCATAAGTTTTTCGATATGTTGGAGATGAAGGGTTATCATCCCAAGCCTCACCGATAACTCCAATAGTTAGATTGGTTCCTTCGCCGGTAAAGATAACTCCGTTGTAGGAATCATCGGTTGTGAGCGAACGCGAGATTTGAATAAGAACGGAGTCTGTTCCATCGGTGTAAGTAGCAAGAGGAGTTCCCGAGTCCGGGTCCGGGATTGGTCTCATGCGGGCAATTCCGTTTTCATCGAAGTACAAGACCATTGAGGCGGACTCGGCAATCTTGAGAGCCTCGCGCCAAGGGTCACTTGACTGGTCGAGAGTTGGATACAAAAGTGCGGTGGTCTGATTTGTTGCCGGGAAAATAGTTTGGACTTTTGGATAGCGATACTTCAGAATCTTTTCTACTGCCCCTTCCTTTGAAGTACCTTCATCAATGTACAACTCATGATTAGTAAACTTAGCGCGGGCAAGAATCAGAGAACGGTCTGAACCTTTCAAAGCAATCTTGACTCCGTTGGCAGACTCTTGAATATCAACTGAAGTAATTACAAAGACGCCAAGAGGAACTAATTCCTCGGTGCCATCTGCGAACTCTATGCCTCGATAGATTTTGACTTCGCGGTTATAGGGGAGAAGAACTGAACTTATGTTATTGGTTGGAACAAGAGTGCCATCGGTATCAACGAACTCAAGAGAACATTCACGGCGGATAGCGCGGCGATTGTCGATAGTGACTTCACCGGCTATCGGAGAAGCCGTACTAAGTATCGAACCATTCGCCATGTCATAAATTTCAATCTTGGTTTTAGTGACATGTGATTTCCGAATAGCCGTTTTGAAATCATCGGACACCGCATACATTATGGAGCATCCACCTCAAAGTAAGTAACATCAACAACTCGAATTAGATTATTGATGTTTCCGGATTCGGTCCATTTTCTATCTACGAAGCGCACATACTTTTGGCGACCGAGAGGGTCATGGACATGAAGTGTTCCTTGGTAAGTAAGAAGCGGGTACAACTCATCCCAAGCATCTTCACCTTGAACTGTAATTTTGTAGGTGCCATCAACTCCATAGATTGATTGAGCCACAACAACTGTTTTAGTCGCGCCAAGAGGTTTGAACACTCCATAGGCTTCAACAATTGCTTGATTGAGTGGTTGGTCTACAACTAAATCAGTAACTCGAATTGTTGGGTCCTCCGGTGCGGTGAACGACCAATTTTCAGGATTATCTACTTGAATTGGTTCTGTAACTGTATAGGCAGAGGAAATTGTTGCCATTAGATGTCAGCCCTCGCTTTCGCACGATACTTTACGGTTTGGTCTAAAGGAACTTCATAATCTTCAATCTCGGCAATCTGAGCCGAGTCAGCATCAACTGGACTGTTGCGAAGAGTTGTAAAGGTAGTACCGCTGTCATCTGAACGCTCGACATCGAACTGAAAGTTTGAAAACCCTCCGCGAGTAAATACTGGAGTATCGCCCGAATGAAAACCAATCTTGTCTACATAATGAATCTCACCTGACCCGGCGCTAATTATTTTGACAAAGACTTGAGCATGAGTCGCGGTGGCAGGAGCAACAACTGTTGCCTGTGCTGTTGCCCAAGCCGAACTGGTGGAACTGATTGAAGTTCCAAAGGTTGTCGAGATTGTGCTACCTGCTGAATTGAGATAACGAATACCAACCGCGGCAGAGCGTGTAGTTGAGTTAGCCCGGAAGTCTGCGATAGCCGAGAATTCTTGGTTAGCGGTGACTGTGAACTTTGTTGCCGTGGTCGTACTCGCCGTCATATCTGCGGCGCTACTTGCCGTGAGTTCAAGAGAGGCAGAGCCAACTGAAGCCTGAGCCGTAGAGCGAGCAATAGCGCAATTGCTAACTGCCGCCCATCCGGTTGTATTTGTTTCAAGAGATGCTTGGTTTGTTGAAAGTACATTGGTACGACCAAAGACTGTAACAACAACTGCTCCAAGTTCAGTATCAGAGAAAGCCGAAATCAAAGGAGTAGCGGGCGCATCAACATCGATACTGAATTCACTATAAGCAAAATCGCTAAAAAAATTAGAACCGTTGAGTAATTGTGCTACTCGCACATAGGCGCGATAAGTAGTGCCATCGGCTAGGTCAGCCTCAAGAGTTTGACCGTCATTAGTCGAAGCAACTACTCCGGTCTCAACTGTTGGCGTAGAGGTATCAGGACTAAAACTTCCAGCGCTATAAGTTGCCGAATCAAATACTTTGATTTCATAAGCGCTTTGTGGGTCACCATCTGTATCAGCATAAGTCCAAGTCACCGAAGGGAAGGTGGTATCAGAAACCGTTCCGCTGGGTGCTGTGACTGTAACTGTTGGTCGAGCGGTTGTAACTACATCAATGTATAACTCGCGAAGTGTTGCTCGGTCACCGCTTGTGACGGCATCATCTGTAAATTTGACAACAAGATTATCGATAAGAGTTTGAGACCATGCTTGACCGTTTGGAGCCGTGGTTAGTTTGAGTGCTGTATCAACTGTCGTGAGGGCAAGTGTATTGACCTTGAAATAAGGAACTGAGTAACTCACCGCGCGACCATTGCGGTCGGTGATAACTCCTAGAGATAGATTCACATTACCTGAAGTGCCAATAGTCATGCGGGCGCGAAGGTTTACAAATTGAACTTTTTCGTTCGCGCCAAGAGTTGTTGTTCCAAACTCAGCCTCATACGAAGCGGGAACTGTTGTACTTGTGCGAGTAATGTAAGTCGAATCGCTGTCATCTGAAAGCGCCGCATGAACTGAACCTGACCCGCCGGAGATAGTAAAAGCCGAGGCATTGTTCCAGTTAGCGTTGGGGCGAAGTGTGTAGGTAGCCATTATTTGTTAGCCAACTCCTTTGCCAAAATAGCGAAGGTTTCTTGGATTCTCTGAGTAATCAAGTCTGCCTTCTCATCGACATCTGTAATTCCGGTTGTGTCTACATTTACAACAAAAGCGCCTTGTTCAATTACGATGTTATTTCCACCAAGTCCACGAACTCTCATGGCTTCGGCTTCAACTTCGCTGATGTTTTGGAAAGCGTTCGCAATCTTTTGACCGAAGGCGGCTTCAGAACCCATTGCTCCGATGAACTCTCCGGTGAATCCAATCTGCTTTTGTAATTCATTTATCTGTGCGATTGCTTCAGCACCGCCACCTAGGATTGATGCGGCTAATTGGGCGCCCTTGATAGGACCCTGTTCAACGAGGTCCTGAATTGCCTTAGCATCCAATCCCAATCCTTGAAGTGTTGTAATCTGATTAGCGAATTGTTGGCTCTTATCAAGACGCATACGCATGTTCTCAATAAGTGATTTAGCCTTTGGAATAAAGCCATCGGGTAACTCAACGCCTTTGAGTCCGGCGAATCCAAGAATAGTATCCTTGAGAGAATCTGCGAACTGCTTTGCCGCATCCTGTAAATCTTGTAGGACATCGCGCATTGACTCAATACCTGCCGCCATTGCGTCACGAATCTTCTTCATGATGTCAGCCTGATTTTGAATGGCGTCTGCCGCACCGTCATCGGTAGCGCCAGCCCGAGTAAGTTCGTCTATCTTCTCTTGTTCCTTCTTGAGAATATCTCCGAAGCCTAGAGCCTCTTTCAACTTATCCGCGAGGTTTCCAAAACCATCTGTAAGTTTCTGAAGTGTATTTTCTGAAGTAAATGATTTGACTGCCGTGGCGAAGGTAAGCAACTTCTCTCCGGCTTGGATGCTCTTCTCGCTTAGGTTCTCAATCAGGAACTTACCAACTGGCAAGTCCTTCAATCCCTCAATTGTGTTGATAAGAGATTCAATCTTTGGAATGGCAAAGTCAGTTACATTCTCAACAACATCCATCAAGATGTCGCCGACTTCGAACTGTTTCAACTCTGTTACGAACTCGCCAACTTTCTTGACTGCTCCACCAATAAACTTTGAAGCATCTGAAAGCATCTGTACCAACTCGGTACCCATCTTGATGTCCCCGGCTTCAATTACCGTTTCGCCAATTTTCTTAGTGAATCCGCCAACTTTTGTAAGAGCATCTGAGATACCTTGAATCAATCCCTCAGCCATAGGAACTTTGACAGACTCAAAGATTGTGTTGCCAATTTTATTTGAGGTCGAACTAATCTTTGTCAAAGTAGAAGAAATTGAATTGAGCAACTCTGTACCAAACTCGCGTTCCTTGAGAGTTCCGGCTGATTGACTAATTTTGTTCAAAGCATTGCGAGCGCCCTCGGCTTTTTTGATTAGCGTATCTAATGCTGTATCAGAAATAATTTGTTTTGTAGCATTTGTTATTGATGTCGCAAAAGACCTCAAAGGTTTTGCCGCATTTGTAAGAGTAGTCTCAACCGTATTGCCAAAACTCAACATCTTTGCCGCCGCCGCATCAAGAGGTGCGGCTAACTGTGCGCCGACTTTTGGAATTAGGCGTAAACCGTCAGCGGCTTTTGTTATGAAATCTGCTACACCCTTAGCGGCGTTTTTGAAAAAAGCACCAATTTTTTCTAATACAAAGGCTAAGAAATTAGGTATAGCCGCTAGTGCTTTACCAACACCTTCAGCAAACTTATTGAATAAATCTAATGCTGTTTCTAGTCCTTGTCTGTTACCTTTGACAAAACTAATAATTGCGTCAATGCCTTTGGCAAGGAATCCAGCAATCTTTTCAACTGTTGTCAAATAAACACTCGCAATAAAATTGAGGACCTTTGCTATTGCTTTACCTACGCCGGAGTTCGCATCAAGTAAATCTCCAAGGAAGCCAATGAAAGTACCAATAAGTTTGAAGATAGAACCTAGGACGGTAAGGAAAGCATCTCCAACGAACTCAATAATTCCGGCAATTAGTTTTCCAACAAAAGCATTTGTATCAAGGAGATTGCCAAGGAACTCAATAAACATTCCAATGAACTTGATGATTCCACCAATAACTGTGGCAAAAGCCTTCCACAAGAAATCAAGAACCATTCCAATAATCTTGCCAACTAAGCCATGGGTATCGAGCAACATTCCTAATACCTCTAGGAACATTCCAATAAATTTCAATATGCCGCCAACGACAACTGCGAAGGCTTTGAAAATAAAGTTGAGAACGGCGCGAACTACTTTGCCTAAACCGGTAGTCGATTTTGAGGCGAAGTTGATTGCTTTGAGGAACATAAGGATTGCTCTTAGAATTCCTTGTACGCTTGTCAAGAAAGCCGTATACATAAATTGAGCAACGCCTATGAGAGTCTGACCGAAAGAGGTAGCCGGAGATATTGCTTGTCCAAAAGCAATAAGGAGATTGCCGATACCGCTGATTACCCAAGCCAAAGCCTCGCCAACATATTTAGCCACAGTATTGAATACATTTGTAAATCCTTCACGGAAACTTTCGCTGTGTTGATACAACAAAATAATTGCGGCGATGACCGCGGCAATGGCTAGAACTGGTAAGAATAAAGAACTTGCCAAAATTGCTTGTGCCTTCGAAAGAGCAAGAGACGCTTTTGCTAAAAGATATTTTTTAGCGGCTAATAATTTAGATTGAACAATAGCAATTGCCATAGGTATTTTTGTAGCAAGAATCGCAACTGCTAAAACCCCAAAGGCAATCGTGGCGATTTTTATTTGAGTTGCGAAGCGTTGAAGAAATCCAATAAATCGTCGTACTAAAGCGGCAACGCCATCTATTGCTTTAGCAACGATAGCGATAGCATAGGCAAACCCAGTTGTTAGTACAGTACCAATTGTTTTCAAAATTGGGACAAGTGGAGCAAAAGCAGAAACAAGATTACGAAGTGCGCTTTGAACTTGTGGAGAAGTCAGAGCAATTGCGGCAAGAGCGATAGGAATAGGTTTCATAAACACAGTAAAACTTCTCAACATTGGAATCATGTTTGCTAAACCACGCCCTGCCAAAGCGGAGAGTCCTGCGGTCGCGCCCGCAACAGCCGGTAATAACATAGACATTTGACCGGCAAGTTTTTCTGATGCGACACCAGCCATATCGGAAGATTCAATAAAGTCTGTGAATCTATCTATTAGGTCCGCTATTGGTTCTGTTATTTTTAGAATTACGCCCTCAAGCGCTTCCACAATTTTATGAAAACGACCGCCTTCGTTTACAGATTCAACAATGGCTTTATTGAAACGATAAGTGGCTTTGATAATAGGTCCAAAACCTGCCAATAAAGCGCCACCCATAGCCACTTGTAATTCTTTATTCAATTCTCCAAATTCGTTCAATAATTTGGCTGGAGACTTCATGGCTATCGCGTAAGTACCAGCAACTTTTGAACCTTCACGCATAACAAAATTCATCACCGCTTGACGGCGTTCAGTCATCGTCAAATCTTTCGCGGCTTTACCAATAGATGCGGCATATCTTTCGTAAGCACCTGTGCCGCTATCTGTAATACCGACCGAGCGTAAAACGCGGCTTTGTCCGGTGGTTACTGCCATCGTCAATCTTTCAAGAGCAGATTCGGCAGACATAGAACTTACTACTGATAAATCTTGTGCTACTGTGGCTAATTTCGCACTTTCGCTCAAATCAACATTTGATTGAGCAAATTTCAAAGTCATTCTTTGCGCTACGGCGGCACGGATGCCGACTTGACGCATAGTATCTGAAGCGGTTTTGAGTGCTTCATATCCTTGTCCGCTTGAGGCTCCAACGGCTCTTAGAGCAATATCTAATTCTTCAACTTCAGCGGCAGAACGCAAAGCCTTGACGCCAAAGGCAATCATTGAGCCAGCGGCAATACCTACGCTTACGCCTAGTGCTGTAACGGCGCCATTTACTTTTTGAGCCGCTTGTTGAAATTGTTCGGTGGACTTTGCGGCACGGTCCATGCCCTGAACAAATTGTGCTGAATCCGCGGATACACGGGCGCGGACTTCCATGGTTGGTGATTCAGCCATGTTATCTCCTAGCCCGTGATTTCGCTTGGCGTTCCGCCTTTTCTTGCTCTTGTGCTTTGAGCAAGTAAAGAGCGTTCCACTCCGTCAATTCTTTACTGCTAAGTGGTCGGTGGGCGCCGCTTCCGTAAAGCAACTCGCCCACCGTCCTACCTAACTTCTCTGCTAATTCAAAAAGAAACCTACGCTCCGGATTCTTTAGGAAATCGCGCCTGTGATTCTTCTACCGCCTTATCGCTCAAGCCCGATGAACCAAGAGCCTTTGTAGCAAGGCGCTCAATTACTGCGCCATTCTTTGAAAGGATTGCTTCACGGTCCTTATCGCTAAAGACAGGCAGACCCGTTTCCGGGTCAAAGACAGTTGCGATAACAGTCTTTGCGTACATATTTGACACATCAACCTTATCCACAGAACTTACGCCCTCGGTAAGTGTTGCTCTTTGTGCGGCTGTCATTGAACGAATCTCGACAGTAACTCCCCATTCAGGAACTTCTACGAGTTCTTTCGTAATGTCATCCGCTTCAAAGATTTTGTCGCGTAGTGATGTCATTCTTTTCTCCTTGGACACTAGATTGGTCACGACCATATTCAGTTGTTATTTACTTTTTTGTTATGCGTAGGTACCACGGGTAACTGCTCCGCTTACTTGTAATTCAGCAGAGTAAGAAACCATGTCACCAATTGCGCCACTCTTCTCGTAAGAAGTGAGGATTGCTTCGCCGGTGTACTTCACATTTGACGAAGTTGAACCTTCAGGACCGTACTCAAAAGATACGGTCGCGGCTTGTCCGAGGATGCCATTTAGGTGAGCATCTACGGTAGCGTCGAACATACCGCTGATAGAAATTGTTGCGTCGGTTAGACCAACAACATAAGTCTTAGCCGATGTGCCGAACGCGCTTGTCTCAGCGGTATCGACAGATTGTGGGAATGAAACATCAGTAAGTGTGTTGCTGATGTCGGTAAGGGTTCCACCCGAATTGTCTACCTTGAATACGGTGGATTTACCATGACGAAATGTAGGCATTTTTTACCTCCTAGTAAAAGCCACCACAGGGGTAGCCGAGCCTGACGAACCTGCGACTGTGTAGGACACTCGTAGGTATCTATTTACTGTTGTACCTGCCGCAACTTCAATTCTTTCTGAAGTTGTAGTTGTACTTGAAACCACGGTAAAAGTTACAAGGTCAGCAAAAGTTGTGTTATCTGCTGAGTGTTGAATCTTTACCGTGATGTTTCCATTGCGGGTGTTTACTGGAACCGACAAGAATCCGGCTCCGCCGTTTGTAGTGGCGGCTCCATGGTCTACTCCTGTTCCATTTCCAGTCGCGCTAACCGTCGCACCGGAGGAAAGAATCACTCCATGCTCAACGGAATCACTTGATTGGAATTCTGCGGATGCTTGGACAATATCGCCAATCGGAGAAGAGACTTCGTATGAAGTGTTATCTGCTTCCGCCATGATTGCGCGATAGCCATTGCCATGACCTTCCGGCGCGATAAGTACAAGCGCCTTGGTCGCATTGCTTAGGGCATTATCGAAAAATTCGTCAGTACCGGTTGAAGCCGTTCCTTCGAACATTCCGCTCAAACTTATGGTCCCGTCAAGATGACCGACCACATAGGTCTTAGCACTTGTTCCGAAAGCCGAAGTCTCGGCTGTGTCTACGGATGTTGAAGCGCTGACGCTATTGAAGTATGTTGAAAAATCAAACTCATCGATAAAAACATTGACGCCTTTACCGTGTCTAAATGTTGGCATTATTTCTCCTCAACTGGTCTTTGATGTGGAGTGCCGTCCTGTACAAAACCATCGCCATCAACATCTTTGGCGTTTGGGTCGAAAGGTTCTTCTGCCGGTTCTTCGGCTTTCACCTCAACAACGGGTTCTACTTTTGGCTCTTCTTTGACGGGTTCTACTTTTTTGGTTGGCTTATTAGCATCTTCAATCACTCCGGATTCAAGAAGCCATTTGATTGCTTGAGGTGGTAAATCTGATACGACTTGACCTGCCTCAGCGCGTTTGTTTGGCGGGTAATCGATACCCTGAAGAACTCTGTATTGAGTCATCTAAACCTCCTCCTAACGGCACATGGGTAGCCCCATATAACCGTCGGGGCGACTAGCGCACGGAGGCAGACAGTAATGGGGCGACTAAGCGCACAGTAATCAAAGTGTATCGCATTACTAATTGGAGACTAATTATTTTACTTTTGCTTGGATTGGGAACTCAACCTTTGGAGGCGCTCTTCTTGAATCATTTGTAGGGTCAGAAAGTAGCCAATCCCATCGACCACCGTATCGGGCTTGGACTGATTGACCTCGCGGGCTATCTTCATTCCGACCATACAGAGGGCAACTTGCTCGGCAGAAACCTCACAGGCGAGGATTACAGACCATATCTTTGAAGCCCGGGTGAAGTTATCCAAGGGATGCCCGTAAGCCTCCTGACGGTCACCTGAAACCAATTCAGCGGCATAAGCGGCTAGGTCCCTTGGGTCGTTCATAGAATCTGAATGTCGCTTACTCCGGTTTTCGATACGAGGAAGGTCAGAACTCCCGCATCCGCAACTTCCCCCGTTGATTGACGCCACCATACGCTCCCTCCATCTAGTGCCGGGGCTTGGAGCCATTTGACTCCTCCCCAATCTGCCAACTTGAAAGTGTGATAATGACCGGTCACAAGGATGTCGCAATCACCGATTGATTGACGCCCTAGTGCTTGACCGGCTATCCAATTCCTCAACTTGCCTTCAACGCTTCCCGAGTTACGGGCTAAGTGACCGTGACTGATTCCGATGATTTTTCCATGAACCTCAAGGGTCAAACTCAACTCTTCCCCGGGGATAGCAAAGTGAACATGACCGTAGGCTTCAGGATTGGCGGCGAATATCTCGGCAACTTGCTCAACTAAAGCAACATCATCATTGTCATTGAGAGTAGTAAAGGCTTTTCCATTTTTCCGATTCTCGCCATGATTACCACCGACCGCGGCTACGGTGATTGAAGGAACTAACTTGGACCAACGAATCAAAGCATCGCGCAAAAGCCTTCGAGCAATCTTGACCTGATTTCTTCTATCCTCTTCAACGGTAAAGGTCTGAATGTCGTAATGCCCATCGCATCCTTCAACTAAATCACCTAGGCAAAGAACGGTTATTGAATCAATCGGTCTACCAAGTTTTTTCAATTCTTTCAATCGCCATTCAACATCTTCAATCGCTTGAAGCCATCGGCTAACCAAGCCTTTCAATCCATCGCCATCTCTTTTTCCAACCTGCCAGTCAGAGGCGACCACAACTAAGGAGGCTTCTCCGGTCAATTGTTTTTGTTGGCGTGGTTTGTGTTTCTTTATCTCTCGAATCAAATTATCTATATCGGCATTGACCTTCTTACCCTTGCGGATAACTTTGCCCTTCCATTGGCGATTTAGAATTCCAAGAGTGTCGCCCCATACATTGAATAGGACCGGCTCTACAACCTCAAAGTGTTCAGGGTCTAAGCCCCACATTCGAAGAACTCCGGACCAATCCGGCGCGTTCTCGCCCTCCATTGGTTGCGTGGTTACGGTTCCCTCTTCACCGCTCCAAGTAACTCCGGGTAGCCAATCGGCTTTTCGGTCGCGAGGCATGACCTTTTGAACCGAATCCATCTCGGAGGTCTTGAGAAGATTATCTAAAGCATCATCAAGATTCACGCGGACACTTACACCCATCTTTTCCGATTAGCCTTCGTCTGTGCCTTCGTAACACATCGGAAGAGGATACAACAATTCCGTAACTTGCCATCAGTTCAAATAACTTACCTGATTGAACATTTGGATTCTTGAGAATGTCAATAAGTTTTGAACGGATTGGTTCTTCAAGTCTATTGACAAGAACTCCGACCTGACATCCGCCTTGGTCTCTGCCAACTCCGACTAAAGCATCTAAGTCAGCGAAGAAATCATCCTGATTTATTTTTGGATTTACAGCGTGGACACCGGATACTCCATGGGCGCGTTGCGCTTTCGAAGAGGAGCCGGTCGCACTTCCAACATCGTTGGAATTCGTCCGTCGTTGCGTTTCTGCCATAAGCGTCTCCTTGCCTCTCATTGGGAGCCGTCGGCTCCAACCCTACATTCTCACTAGACATCGGAAATTCACCGAGATTAGTGGACGATACTTAGGGTCTACTCCTAACTGATTTACTGAACCCATTGGTTCAATACGCATAATATGTATGCTCGAGACGGTTTGTTCAAGCACCGACGCGAGCAAAGTTCGAATTGTTTCTGCCTTGTCGCGAGCCGTTGGATAGTCCTCTCGGGTCGCTCTTGTGATTATTTGAAGCATTGGATAATCAACTCGGATACCACCGGAACCCATAGTAAAAGCGGGTGAACTTCCGGCGTTTTCATAGACGGCAACGCAAGCATCCGGAGAATCAGGAAGGGTGCCTAAAAATAGATTGGTTCCAAGAGTGCCTTGACTTGCGTGGGCGCCAAAAGCGCTCGCCGTATTTTGTAGGTAGTCACCTACTGATTCCAATATAGTCGCCATTAGCCTCTATGACCTTCCTCGATAATACTGATAATTCTATCCTTTATCCGACTTTGTAATTCGGCTTGAGCCTCCATCAATGGTTGCTCGAGATATTTAGCCTGTGTCGGGGGTTTGTGATAGTTCTCAATAATCTCATGGACAAAAAGAGCATAAGGAGCGGCAGGTCCTCCATAAAACACATCTACAAAATATCCCTGTGGTCCTTGTTGTGGGGCTGATACGCCACCTGACCCGCGAAGAACTCCGGTATCAACCGGGACTAAGACTTGAGATTTAGCAAAGATTAGATTGGCTTCTTCCCATATTGCTTGAGCAATCGCATGGGGTGATTTTTCTCCGCCCTTTTTTAGAGCATTGATAAGTTCTTTATCTCCGAACAATTCCATCTTGATTGCCTTGCCTCGGCTCGCCATGGTTTACCGCCCGAATCTAATTACGGTGTGATGCGCTCCGTTTTCGTCCGCTATGTTATCGACCCCGATGATTGTAAAAGTGTCCGCCCCTACCACCATCCTATGATTGACGGTGATGCTCGTCTGAGGTCCTT